TCTCATCCGAGCAATTACAGCTTTGGGGCTCATATCAAGCTCCTGTGCTGGCTTTCTGGATTGCGTAGCGCCCATGCCTTTAGGGACAATCTTCAAGCCGGCCTTGCGGTCGGTTCGTGATTGCTGTCCATCATTAGGCTTGTCGCGCTTGCCCATCCATCCGCTAACATCTGTTGCTGCTTTCTCGATGATTTGCTTAGGGGTCAAGTTTTGGAATTGGGGGTCGCCTCTCTCTTGCGCCTCGACAATGCGAGCCGTTTCAGAGTTCACAAGATCAAACAAACGCTGGTCGTTGTAGATTTCAGGATGCTTCTCGGATAAGAAACGGTTGCCATCGTCTACTGAGCTGTTCCATTCCTCTTGTGTTTTCTTGGCGCTTTCCCGCTGCAGGACAGTGAGTGAACTTTTCTCCATCATTGACTCAAGCTGTTCCGGTGTCAGTGCAGTGGTGTTTCCACGCTGCAAAAGATCGGCCAATGCTTGAGCTGCGGCGTCAGTATCTCCGTCCCATAATTTTTCTAGCGCACCTTTCGCCCGTTGAAGGGTATCTGCTGCGTCCTGTTCGGATGGCTGCTTGGTCAACGCTTTTTTCATTTCTTGCTCGCGGGTTGAAAGTAAATTCTCCCGCTCTTGCAATCGTCTTTCACGCTCGGATGCCTGTTGTAGCTTGGTGTCCCCTGCTAGGTCTTTCTGGATAAACGCCTTCACCTGGTCAGCTTTAACTTCTCGCTCCTCACCGTTGATTTTCATCTTGGTGACAAGCTCGCCGGCCTTGTTTCGGTAGTAACCCAACTCGCTTAGCGGATCTCCCTGCGCAGCAGGCTTCTCCTGTTTCACTTCTTCATCACCGGCAGACTCATCGGCCAGTGCTTCTTGCTCGTTGTCGCCCTCGTCATCTTCGCTATCATCGCGTTTGATTCCGTTGCGCTCATCATTCAGCCGGGCTATTTCAGCAAGGGCTTTGTCGCGCTCGCTCGGCTCCCGTTTGGCCGCTGGCTTATCTTCATGCTGCTCAAGTTCATCGGCAGCTAAATCTTCTGCCGACACGTCATTGCTGATAGCGTCGATTGTTCCTTTCACGATTGTTCCCTCATGCTGGTTAAGTTCTGCTCTGCGACTTTGCCGCGAACAAGTGCTTCCTGAACGAATGACAGGAATTGGTTTGCCACTGCGTAATCGAACTGCAGCTTGCGAATCTTTCGAGTGCGCCATGCCGGTACTGAGGCCAACGCATCTTTTGCCTTTTCCATCTCTTGCATTGCGTAACCTCTAAGCACTCGGCCAAGGTCGGTATTCAGGAAGGTGACTGCTTCATCGCCAAGCATTACCTCTGCAAAGAGTTCTTCCTCGGCACGGCTTAGGAACTGCGGGGTAAGCAGTCCGTCCTCGATGGCTATCTTTTCGTGGTCCATTTTTCTCGCCCATAAAAAAACCCGCACAAGGCGGGCTCTTTTGGTATTGGTGGATTAGTGGTTAGTAGCTGTCAAAGCCTCGTTGCACGTTCTTGGCGCGCATTAAAGTGTTCAGGTTGTCGTACTTAGATTTAATTGCAGCAATGTCGCGCTGCGTTTGAATTCTGGCCTGCTCAAGCTGACTCTTACGCTCCTCTGTCTCACGCTTAATGCCCAAGTTCTCGTAAAGCGCTGTGAGCGTAGTTTTCTGATCGCTGGCAATCTTCGCCATTGCAACTTCTTTATCGGCCTCAATCTTCATCTGGCGCAAGATTCCGTCTTGCTCTGCTTCAAGCTGGCGAATCTCCATCTCCATTTGCTTGATCTCACTGCGCATCTGCTCTACCACAATGCGCGGATCTTCTGGCTGCTGCCCTTCTGCCTCCTGGCGCCGCTTCAACTTCTCGTCGTTGAGCATGAAGCGAGCTCCATCGCCTTGACCGGATAATGCGAACACTTCCTTGCCCACTTCGTCCCAATCAATGCGCGCTGAAAACTCTGGCAAGTCTTTAATGACTGTTAGAGGGTCAAGGAAACGCTGCAACTTCTGCTGCGGGTTGGTGTTACCCATGCCCACGTTCACCTTCACGATCAGGTCTTGCATCATGAGGTTGTCATCGATCGCGTCGAATATCTCGGCTTTGCCTGCTGCAAGGGCAAGGATTGTCTCGTCTGTCTCGTACAAAGACTCAAGCTTGATAAGGGTGCGAAGCACTGGCTCTACCCAGGTTTCGATAAATGCGCGCAGACCAAGCTCTTGCACCTGATTTGCACCCGATGCCATGAGGTTCATGCCGCCAACTGTTTCATTAAGCGAGCGGTTAGATTGCACGGAGGCTTGACTGAACGTGCCTAAGAGCTCGTCTGTCTCTACCGATAGCCGGTCCTGCTCGACATAACTGGACTGCGTGACATCGGGCGTGTCCATGATCTTGAAGTCGTTGTTCACATCTTCCATGACAACGCCGCCGCCAGGCACGTTGCGCATAAGGGCTGCTAGATCAATGCCTGAGTTCTTGCGGATTGCATAACGCTTGTTCAGTACCAGCTTGACGTTATCAAGGCGCTGGTTTGTGATTTCGTTGGACATCTCGGTAAGCGGTCGTGATAGCTCCACCTTGCTCGATGGGTGCGCTTTGTGCGCCTCAATCTCTGATACGCCAACACGGTAACGCTCGCGCCCTATTGGTTCGAAGTCTTTAAGTGGCACGGGGTCGGTTAGAAGAATGCCCGATCCAATCGTATAGAATCCGTAATCTACGCCATCATCGTTGCGGATAATGTTGAAGCGCACCCATACCACTGCGTACTCATCGGCACTATTGACCTCTGTGGAATCCTCGCGCCCTTTCTCGCGCGCGCTGCGCACTGCCTGGGAAGAATCTTGCTCTTGTGTGCCGTGAGCGATAATCGCGCCAAGGGTGTACTCGTTCCACTCCCCTTGCTCCATCATTGAAAGGACATCTCCTGCGTACATGGAGATAATCTCTATCAGGTATGGGCTCGTGCCAACCGGATCACGCCAATCGCAGGCAGGGTCAAAGCGAAAGTTCTCAGGCGCAATCAGATCAATGGCGGGCTTATCCGCGATTATGTCCTCAGTAACTACCTCACTGCCAAGCATCATGCCATCGTCATCAAGGACGGGCTCTCCGAATTCATCGAATTCAGGAACAATCTCGGTCTTGCTCGTCTTTCTAAAATCCCAATACTGGCGTGATATGCAGATTCCGTACACGTTTGTATCTTGATAGGCGCCGATCACGGTCATAAACCAAGGGATTGTTGTCTCAAGCCGGTGCTGCAAGATAGCCTGGTGAATCTTTGCTGACGCATCCTGCTCTTTGTTGCTGGAATCCACGCCGCGAATCGAGATCAGATCATCATTAGTAAACAGTGCTGCCGCTGCGGTTGCGTCCAGATTGCGCATTGCAGATCGAGGCTTTGGCCTGAATATCTTGGACCGGTGTTTGTAGGCATCACTTGTATACTTTGAACTAATGGCGTGTTCGTTGCGAAAGTTTCGAACATTGTCTCCCCATGAAGGGAAAAGGCTGGTGTCATAGTAATCGGTAGAATTGGTGTAAAGCTTGGTTGCGCGCTGTAGCCATTTAGCATCACGGCTCGTGATACCGGGCCCGCTTGTGGCCTCAATTACTTCTGTTTCTTCCGCTACTGTTGTCATAGTCCTGTTTTCGCCTGTAGCGCTTCGCCTCTGGCGTCACGCAATATGAATTCTTCGCCGCCCGTAGCATTGCGGGCCCTGCTTAACTTGAACATCTCGAGTATTTGCCCGCCGGCGCGTATCGCTTTTTTCTGCAAGTTGTCGTCAGTCTCGCTTTTGATGTGAAGGGTGTAGCCGTGCAACACTGAGATCGAGGGGCATAGAATCTTTGCTACGCCGCCCGATATGCTGACATCGACGTACCATTGGCGGTTTGGGTAGTGCTTAACCAGGGCTTTACCGATTGTCTTGCAAACGCCATCTGCTTTTATGGCATCTCCGGCTTGTCCTGAGTTTTCGAACGTAATCAATCCGCTCAATGGCTATACCTCAAAGTCTGGTTCAAATGATTTGACTTGGTTCGGGTCCGGTATCTCGCTCTCGGCAAAGGCCATCACCATCGATTCAGCAAGGTTTGGAGATAAAACGCCTCGCGACTTCATCTCGCGCTTGCTCTCGACCTTGATCTTGCCGTTATCAGTTCTCATGCGCCGGGGCCGCGATAGCTCCGATTGAAGCTCTCTGGCCTTCAGGCAATTGCTTGAGATGGATATCAGTTGATCGGGGCTCACATTGATTAGCTGCCCGTTGTTTGCGCGCTCTACCGCCTCATAGGTGCGTCTAAAGCGCTCGCGTGCCCACGTCCATGACTGCGCCTTAAAGTTCAGGTATCGATCACCATTCTTTTTAGACTGGTTGTCACCAGGTATTGACGGAAGCTCTTTGTCTCTCACCTCGCCGCTACCGTAGTACGCAACCATCTTGAAGCGCCCTGCTGAACGACGATCGATGTCAACCTTTATAACGGGGCCGCCCATACCATCAGCATCGTAGATAAACAGGTCTGATCGGTGCGTGTCTGCTGCGTCATAGGACCAAGGCAGGGCCGTGGTGATGTCTCCTGCAGTCATCTCGTCGCATTCGGTCACAACGCTTCCATAGCGGTTAGTGATGGCGCGCGCATCGCCCGTGTCGGCAGGGTCAAAGCCGGTGGTCCTGATTCCTTCGGGAGCAAAGCCCAGCTTTATGTGCGCGTCAATTGCCGCTGCCACCCATCTGGCAGGAATAAACGAGTCGGTGTTCGAGGCGTTAGGATCTCGATCAATCTCTTGGGCCACGATTTCCTCCGGCTGCTCATCCTTCTGTCGCTGATACCAGGCATCGTCTTTGCGCGGGTCGTCACGCCAATCGAAGATAAAGTGCCTGTCAGTTCCGTAGAATCTCTGCTGCTTGCGGTAGAACAGGTTTCCGTTGCCGTTGAAGGTGCTGATATCAATTTGGCAGTTAGTTGTTTGGGATAGTGCGGCGTCGACTACTTCTTGGTGCTCAATGAAAGCGGCTTCATCAACAAAGAATTTTGACTTACGGCCACCTCGACCAATGTTGTCACCGGCCTCGCCAGTAATGCTTGAGCCTGTTTCGGGCGAAAGCAGGCGCATGTATGTAGCGTGTTCTTTGAACACAAAGCCTCTGGGCAAAAACTCCTTCGGCAGATTGCTCGCATAGTGGCGAATCTTCTCGAAAATACTGTCGGGGTCGCCCAGCTTGTCGACCAGTGATTCTTTACGACTACCAAAGCCGATCGCTATACCGTCATGCAGGCACCACAACGAAACAGCAAGCCCAACGGATAGCCAGGTCACACCGCAATCACGCGATTTCTCAACTAGACCGCGCTCTCCTGCGCGCCATCTCGCATAAGCCCACTGCATGTACTCGACTTGCCGCTCCCAGGGTATGAAGGGAATGTTCGATAACTCACCCTTTTCCAGTTTGCGGGGGTCAAATGTCATGCCCCAATCGCGCACCATGTCCCAAGGATGCTCTTTGTAATGCTTCTTTGCTGCAACGAGGTACTTAGGGTTGCTGCGTATTAGTTTTAGCCTTGCTGCGCGCTCAGCGAATATTTCAGCATAATTGCTATCGCTGTAGTCCATTATCCTTGTAGCATTTCCCGGTAAAGCTGTGCGGCGACATCATCTGGCATGTCAGAGGTAACGACTTGGAGCGCCCCTCCGTCCCTTCCAGTGATCTCAGAGCGGTCAGCAAGTCCTAAATCGCGCGCTATAATTGAGGCATTCAATAGGTCTGCTGCTGCTCCTGCGAACTTCTGCTGGCGTATGGCTTTGTCTGCATACTCACAGACTGCAACAAAATCAGGCTTCACCCTGTAGCTTTGCCATGTTGTGTGTGA